AACTTTACAATTTCAAGGCTCTCATTTAATATATGAGCATGAATATCAATGTACAGTTCAAGAACATGAATTTAATACAACTTTAAATTCAACTGCCCTAAATCAAACAGATTCTAATCCATATAAAATAGCTTCCTTTACAACAAGCTCTCACTTTCAACCACATGTTACTACAATAGGTCTATATAATGAAAATAATGAATTATTAGTAGTAGGTAAATTAGGACAACCTGTAAGAAAATCAGATAAAACTGATATGACTTTTATAGTTCGTTGGGATACCTAAAATATTTTTTATACATTAAGGGTTATGTGGTATTATCAAGAAAAATTAATCAATGAAATAGTTGACCTTCCTGAAGGAGCATTCGGTTTTATTTATCAAACAACTCATATTCCAACTGGAAAAAAATACATTGGTAAAAAATCTTTAATTTATAATTTAAAGAAAAAACTAGGTAAAAAGGAAAAAGCACTTTGGGAAGGAAAAGGACGACCTCCTATGTACAAACAAGTACAAAAAGAAAGCGATTGGAAAACTTATTATGGTTCACATTCTTTTATTAAAGAAGCAAACAATGAGGATTTAGAAAGAAAAATACTACAGGTGGCTTTTAATAAAAAAGAACTTACATACTTAGAATGCAAATGGCAATTTGTATTAGAGGTATTAGAAACTAATAAATATCTTAATGATAATATATTAGGTAAGTTTTACGATAGAGACTTTAAATGAAAGAAAATTTATTAAAACAATTATTAGAATCAGTTTTAGGTAAAAGTAAGTCAGCCCGTGGAGGTGAAGAAGCTGTATTTACTTGTCCTTCTTGCAACCACCATAAGAAAAAATTAACCCTAAATTTATCAACACAAAAATTCCAATGTTGGGTTTGTGGTTATAAAGGACACAGAGCACTCAAATTACTTAAAGCAGTAAGTGCATCACCAAAAGCATACGATCTTTTAAAAGAAATCGATTCCCAATACAGTTTTAAAAAACAAATTACTACCAAAACACCATCAGGTTCTTTGCATTTACCTCAAGGAGTAACGCCTATAATGTCTTCTTCAGCGATAATGTCGAAACACGCATTACATTATTTAAATCAAAGAGGAATCACACCTCAAGACGTAGTCAAGTATGATTTACATTATTGTGAACAAGGAGAATTGAAAAATATGGTTGTAATACCTTCATATGATAAAGATGGTTTTTTAAATTATTATGTTGGTAGATCATTTGATAAAAACGCATATATTAAACATAAACTTGCATCCAGTACTAAGGATATAATTGGGTTTGAAATGTATATAAATTGGGATTTACCCATAATTTTATGTGAAGGAGCATTTGATGCTATGACTATAAAACGTAATGCAATTCCTTTATTTGGTAAAAAAATTTCTACTACTTTAATGAAAAAAATTATAGAATCAAATGTTGAAAAAATATATTTAGCCCTAGATGAAGATGCTTTAAAAGATGCTTTTAAACATGCTGAAACTTTTTTATCATATGGAAAAAAGGTTTATCTTATAGAAATGGGTGATAAAGATCCATCCGAATTAGGTTTCAAATCATTTACAAAATTATTACACAAAGCAACAATATTAACTACCTCTACACTAATGAAAAAGAGGTTAGCCTTGTCATAGAGGTTCATATTTATAATAAACTATAGTTAATCAATGGCAAACATCGCATTATATCCTGGTGGATATAAACCACCCCATATTGGACATTATAAAGCAGCAAAAATAGCTACTGAACAAACAGACAAAGTTATTGTGTTTGTTGGTCCAAAAGAAAGAAATGGGATTACTCAAGATATGTCTGTCAAATTATGGAATTTATACACGCAAAATGATCCTATTGAAATTAGAAAAGCAGGAGTATCTCCCGTAAGAGATGTTTATGATTTTGTAGAATTAGAAGCAAAAGATGGAGATACGCTTTATTTTATAAAAGGAGAAAAAGACAGTAAAGACCCACGTTTTGTAAGAATACCTTCTTATGCTGAAAAATTTAATAAAAAAATTAACATAGAATATATTAATGTGCCTGACCAATTTTCAAGATCAGAAAAACCAGTATCAGGTACTTTAATGCGTACTTTTATTAAAGATAATGATAAAGAATCTTTTATTGATGGTTTACCTTTAGGAGTAGACGAAGAAGCAGCTTGGAATACAGTAACAAATTTAAAAGAAGATTTATATGATCCTAATGAACCTGATTTAGCATTTATGAGGAGTAGTGAATTTAAAGCAGGCTTACCCGATGGTTCTAAAAAAGATATACCAAGAAAAGGAGATCAAATACATAGAAGACAAGTTAACCCCCATGCTCATATGAGTGAAGATGCTCAATTTGAAAAAGGTAAAGTTTTACATGTTTATGATTTTGATGATACTATAGCTCAAGTAAAAACAAATATAAAAACTATTATTACAAGTCCTAACGACCCTGATTTTTTTCAAGAATTAGAAATATCATCTACTGAATTTCCAGAAAAAAGTAAAGAATTAGAAGCAAGATTAGGTCATTTAGATATTACCTATGACTTTAAAGATTTTGAAAAACAAATAGGAGATGCTATTATAAACACAGGGGTAGTAAATAAACTTAAAAAATCCTTAAGTAGATCAGACATAAAAACAACTATATTAACAGCACGTTCTATAGGTCATCCTGTTACTAGATATATGAGAGAAGAATTAGGATTAGATGCTTATGTAGTACCTTTAGGTTTACAAGTAGATGGTAAAGTAACAGGTCAAGATAAATCTAATTGGATAGAGGATCATATAAAAAAAGGATATCAAACAATTTATTTCATAGATGATAGTGAAGAAAATAGAATAGCAGTAAATGCTTTAAAAGATAAATATCCTGATATATTTTTAAAAGTAGAAAACCCAGCAGATGTTAGTGAATTAATGATAGGTATGATGACAGAACCTGAAAAGAAAAAACATACTAAAAATCTCAAACGTTTAAATAAAGACCTTAAAAAACAAGGAAATCAATATATGAAAGTACCTAATTACTTAAAAGGTACTCTTACAAGAAAATTATATGAAGAAAAATTTGCAAACCATTCAACAAGCGCTGCTAGAATAGATGATATTATTATACCATTAGAAGTAATGGATACACCAGAAAAACAAGTTATGGGTATGTCAGGCAGAAATGAAATGGAAAAAGGTATGATTTTTCCTTATGATCAAGTTTCTCAAAAAGATTTCCATATGGAAGGATGTAAAATTCCTTTAGATATTATCTTTATTAGGGGAGAAAAAATAACTAAAATCCACCATAATTGTCCTCCTTGTAAACAAACACCTTGTCCTAAATATTCAGGTATGGCAGATAATGTTTTAGAATTACCAGGAGGTTATTGTAAAAAAAATAATATAAAAGTAGGGGATGAAATTAATCTTAATTTAGCTTATGCTGATAATAAACCCTTATATCCTTTAAGAGAAAGAAAACTTACTAAAGGAGAACTTAAAGATAGAGAAAGAATAGCTAAAGATTTACCTGATAAAGAATTTAAAAAACGTTATGGTAAAGATTGGAAATCAGTAAAATTAGCTACAGCAACTAAATTAGCTAAAAAGAATGAAAATTATCCTCCCTATAAAGCAGATCAAGTACAAAAAGTAAGATATCAAGCAAGTGATACTTTTACAAATAGTCCTAAACAAGCTAAAAAAAGAGGTTACTTAGAAGAAATAGGAATAGATTTATCAAATTATAAAGGACAAATACTTCCAGGTGATGTTTTAAGAGCACCTAAGGGCTTTCCTTTAGGAGGTAAAAAATTAGAAAAATCACTACAATTAAAAGTAGTTAAAAATAGTAGAGAAGGAGTAAATAGATATAAATTATCTTTAGAGGATAAAAATGGTAAAAAATATACAGTAAGAAACTTTCAAATGGATGGAGAATATAAAGGCAAAAAATTACCTAAATGGGGTTTAGTAAGAAAATCAAAAAAGAATATAAAAGAAGGAGATACCTATGAAAAAATGGCTGCTAAAGGTAAGAAAAAAGGCAATTTAAAACAAGGTACTGTTAGAAAAAGATTAAAAATTAAAGCAGGAGATAAAATTCCTTTATCTAAGATAACTAAGGCAATTTCACGTATAAAAAAAATGAAAAACCCAAGTGAAAAAAATAAAAAATTCCTTAAAGCTTTAAATTTAGCTAAAACTTTAAAAACTACTACTAATCTTAGTTCTAAAAAAGAAAATATAGATCCTAAATCTCAGGCTAAACATAAAGGTAAAGCAGCTCCTTATGGTTCTGCTTATAAACTTATTAACGAAAAAGACCCTAAAAAAGGAACAGGTAAAAAACCAAAAGGATCAGGAAGAAGATTATATACTGATGAAGATCCTTCAGATACAGTTAAAGTAAAATTTTCAACTAGACAAGATATAGTAGATACTTTAAGTAAAAAATCATTTAAAGCTAAATCTCATGCTCGTAAATCTCAAATTATAAATTTAATACACCAAAGAGTTAGAGCAGCTTTAGGCAGAACTAAAGACCCACAAAAGAAAAAACGTTTAAAATCTGCTTTTGAATATATTAAAAAACGTAAGGAAGCATCTAAAAGAAAAACTAAACGTATGAGAAAAGAAGCTATATTTACTAAAAATTGGTGGAAAGAAGTTATTAATGAAATATTATTAACAGAAGGAGGAGCAGCAGGACATATGGCTCATCCATTTAATTTACCAGATGTAAATAATGGTAAACAATTATTAGATGTTTTTAAAAAGGCAGCTGATTCTTTAAATAAAAACCCAGGATCAGTAAAAATAGATGGAGTAAATAGTTCTATTCGTTTAGTAGATTTAGATGGTGAAAAACAGTTTGTAATGGATAGAGGTTCTAAAAAACCATTAGATGTAAAAGGTATTACAAAAGATGATTTATTAGATAGATTTGGTGATGGACATGGAATGGTTAAAGTAGGAGGAGAAGTATTAGATATGTTTAATGAAGCTTTACCTTCACTTGAAGCCGATCTTAAAAAATTAGGAGCATATGATGATCCAAATATATTATTTAATATGGAATATGTTAGTGGAAAAACAAATGTACAAGATTATGGTTCTAATTTTATAGCAATACATGGTTTAAATAAAATAGAAACTAAAGAAGTACAAGGTAAAAGAAAAATGTTA